CGGTTACGATCTACAGGCTTGGTTGTATATGCAACTATTTAACTGTACTAAGTTTACCTTTTTAGTAGTTGACAAGTCAAGCTGTGATATTGGTATATTTGAAACAACAGACGAGTTTTTAGAACGTGGTAAGAATAAATTTATACAAGGTATTGAAAACTACAAATACTTCTTTGAACAAGACAATGATTTAGATCAGTATGTAATGCGAGGAATTTTATGATGAACCAGCTTTGCCTTTTTGAACAGGAATATCTTTATGAACTTAAACCTGTGAAACATTGGAAATACAACACAGAGGTTGTTGTGTATTATGATAGGTATTTAATAAATAGAAGGGGGCAAGTTTATGACACTAAAAAGTGCGGGTATTTAAAAACACAGAAAAACGGAACAGGATATTTACAGGTTTACATAAATGACAATGGTAAAAAGTATAAGTTTCAAGTACACAGGCTTGTTGCTTGTACCTTTATAAAATGTATTGATAAAATAAAATACAATCAGGTAAATCACATTAATGGTGATAAATTAAACCCACACGCTTGCAATTTAGAATGGGTTACACATTCTGAAAATATGAAACATATTCATAGAATAAATGATAATCAATTAGAAATGTTTTGAACCAAAAACAAAAAAATGAATTTTACCTTATGGCATTACTTGATATAAACAACGGTGCAAGTTATCAGGAAATGTATGAAACAATGAAAATGTACGAGCAGCACGAAGAGTACGAAGCCTGTGCAGGAATATTAAAAGCAATAAAAGAAGAATTTAAAATATGACAACACAAGAAATTAAAACATTAGTAGAGCAAGAAACAAACAACACATTAAACACTAAAACACGTAAAAGGGATATAGTATATACCAGAGCAGTTTACTTTAAGCTATGTAGGATACACACACAACAACCTTTAAGTGATATAGGCAAAACTGTAAATAAAAATCACGCTACAGTATTACACGGTATTCAGCTATTTAATACTGTGCTGTTAGAATACGAACAAAACTACTTGGAACTTTTTACTAAACTTGATGCTAAAATACGCAAACAAACAGGCAAGAAATTAAGACACACACAAAAGCTACTAAACGCTGAAATGTACTACAGAAAAAAGTACACAAGGTTGTTATTAGAACACAGGGATATAAGCCAACGCTATAGAAACTTAAAGAAGTTTTTAAATGTTTGAATACATAACTATCTTTTATTTAACAGCTATTGCAGCACTATTAATCGCTTTCTTTTTTAACAAAGAATAGATGACTATAACAAACGAAGATAATATAGAACTTATGGCAAGGTATGAAGATAATTACTTTGACCTTGCTATTGTTGATCCTCCTTATGGAATTGTTGCTGATAAAAGGCAAAATAGGTTGTCAAAAGATTTAAAAATTGGTAAACGAGGAAAATATAAAAAATATAAAAATACTAATTGGGATTATGAAAAACCAAAACAAAAATATTGGAACGAATTAAAAAGAGTTAGTAAAAATTATATTGTTTGGGGTGGTAATTATTTTTATGCTTTAAATGAAACTGGTGTAATTGTTTGGTATAAAGGGGATAATGGCTCATTTAAACAAGGCGAATTAGCAAAAACAAATTTAAAAACTTTTAAAGTGTTCCAATATAGTAGGGCAGATGCATATATAAATGATTGTGATGCAAAGATACACCCAACACAAAAACCTGTCAAGTTATATGAATGGTTGCTTATGAACTATGCGAAAAAAGGAGATAAAATACTTGATACACACTTAGGCAGCGCAAGTATAGCAATAGCTTGTCATAATTTAGGATATGATTTAACAGCTTGTGAATTAGATAAAGAATACTATGAAGCAGCAATGAAAAGAATAGAACAACACAAAGCACAACAAAGGCTATTTTAACAAAGATTAGTTTTTTTTATTGTTATATAAATCAATAATGAATTTTTTTGATTATGGATAAAAGAAAGTTTAACGGTGGAAATAAAAATGCAGGACGTAAACCTAAAGCAGTAGAGGTTGAGTTAATAGAAAAACTAACCCCACTTGAACCGTTAGCACACAAAGCATTATTGGAAGGTTTAAAGCGAGGTGATTTTAAATACGTACAGTTGTTTTATAATTACTATGCAGGTAAACCACGTGAAACAAAAGACATTACCATAAACGAAGACTTACCCCTTTTTGTAGATTAGCGATAACCTAAACGCTATTCTGCAACCTATATGCAGGTACAAAAAACTAAAGCACTACAAACATTAAGATCGTTAGACAAACGAATACGCATTGTAAGAGGTGGAACATCTGCTGGAAAGACAATCTGTATTTTATTAATTCTAATAGATTACGCAATACGCAACCCTAATAAAGAAATAAGTGTAGTAAGTGAAAGTATACCACACCTGCGTAGAGGTGCTTTAAAGGACTTCTTATCGCTTTTAAAGTCGCTTAATAGGTATAGGGATAGTCAGTACAATAAAAGCACGTTAAAGTACACTTTTACAAACGGAAGCTATATAGAGTTTTTTAGTACAGACCAGCCAGATAAGCTGCGTGGTGCAAGGCGTACAGACCTGTATGTAAACGAGTGCAACAATATAAACTTTGAATCATACCAGCAGTTAGCTGTAAGAACAAGCGGTATAATATGGCTTGACTATAACCCTGTATCATCTTTTTGGGTTGACAAAGAATTAGTAGGAAACCAAGATGCAAACTACGTTACATTAACCTATAAAGAAAACACAGCATTACCAACTACAATAGTAAATGAAATAGAAAAGGCTAAAGCTAAAGCACAAACCTCCACGTATTGGTCTAATTGGTGGCGTGTGTATGGTTTAGGTCTTACAGGATCATTAGAAGGTGTATGTATACCTGATTGGAATGAAATACCTGAAGTAACAGATAAAGCACGTTTACTTGGTTACGGAATGGACTTTGGATATAGTGTTGATCCTACATCTTTAGTTGCACTTTACAAATACAACGAAGCCTACATATTTGATGAAGTGCTATGTCGTAAGGGTATGCTAAATAGTGATATTAGTCAGTTCTTAAAAAACAACGAGGTAAACGATATAATTTATGCAGATAGTGCAGAACCAAAATCTATTGCCGAGTTGTTATCGTATGGACATTTAGTTTACCCTGTAAGCAAGGGCAGGGATTCTATAGTATATGGTATAAACCTAATAAACCAGAACAAGATATATGTTACACAAAGAAGCAAGAACCTAATAAAAGAACTACGTGGCTATATATGGATGCAAGACAAACAAGGTAACACCCTACAAAAGCCTAACCCAACGTCAGGGGATCACAATATAGATGCAGCACGTTATATATTAAGCAGCGTATTAGAAAACCCACACAAAGGTGAATATCACATTTATTAAAAATATTTTGTTTATTATTTGTTAATTAAAAAAAAGGTTATATATTTACATCATAAAACAATAACACAATGGAAAAATACACTGAAATTTACAACTGGTACAAAGAAAACAATACTGACCTAAACCACGAAGAGTTAGACCAATTAACACGAGATACAATTAAAGAAATATAATTAAAAACAAAATATGGGGGTACAGGGTTAAAATCCCGAGTCTACTATGAAACGTAACTCAAGTGAGTACCCCTTTTTAAATACAATAATATGAAACGAATACAAGACAGTTACGAATACAAGATGGTAAAACAAATTACATCTAAAGAAAACAAAAGGGCTTTAAAGAAAGCTACAAAAGAAATGTTTATATTTATGGGTGCAGCCTATGTAGGCATATTTGCATTTGTTAAACTTGTTTTTTGGATATGGCTTTAGATCAAGACTTTTTTAGACCTTGGATACACAGGAAGTGGTGCTGGGATAACGGATACTTTGTTGAGGTAAAACCTACTAAAAGGGGTGATTCACCTAAATGCAGAATAAATCTAAATATACAAAAGAACATACAACAAGGTACAGAAGAATACAAGCAAAGCAGTATGCAGCTTGGTAATAAAATAGATGAGTTATACGCATATATGTATAATACGTTTAAATAGTTTTTCATTTGGTTTGTTTTAGTTAGGGGTTGCAGTAATGTTGCCCCTTTCTTTTTATACATAAATTAGCAAATCTTATTGTATTAATATGAAGATTGATATTTTAGTACCACAATCATTAAACGATATTACGTTAGAACAATACCAAAAGTTTGAAGCTATCAATACGGATGATAATTCTAACACTAGCTTCTTGCTGCATAAAATGGTTGAAATATTTTGCAACCTTGATTTAAAGGATATTGCAAAGATTAAATTTACCTATGTTCAGCAGATTATAAACGATCTTAACGTAATGTTTGATCAAGACCCAAAACTAATACCTACGTTTGATTTAAATGGTGTTACCTATGGTTTTATACCAAAGCTGGATGATATGACGTTAGGTGAATATATAGACCTTGATAATACATTAAGCGATTGGCAAACTATGCACAAAGCAATGAGTGTTTTATACAGACAGGTTACAGTCAAAAAAGATAACAGATACCAGATAGAAGATTACGAAGGTAGCAAACACGCAGAAGCATTTAAACAAATGCCTTTAGATGTTGTAATGGGTTGCTTGGTTTTTTTTTACAATTTAAACAACGAGTTGCTACAAACTACCCTGAACTATTTGAGCAGGGAAATGCAGGACAACCTGACTACGGAACAACAGCAAATTTTGGATCAAAGTGGGGTTGGATGCAGTCAGTGTATGGATTGGCTAAAGGCGATGTTACCAAGTTTGACGAGGTTACCAAATTAAAAGCACATACAGCTTTTGTTTATTTGGCATTTGAAAAAGAAAAAAACGAATTAGAACGTAAACTAATAAATAAGAAATGAAAGGTTTTTACAATGTTACAACGCAACTAAAAACAGCATTTGCAGGTGAGCCATTTGTAAAGACAGTTACCTTTGGCAACTTGGCAGATATTGATTTAGACAAACAAACAATATTTCCGTTATCACACATTATAGTAAACAACGCAACGGTAGGCACAAAGACAACTACTTTTAATATGTCGGTAGTAGCTATGGACATTGTTGATATTAGCAAAGCTGAAACTACAGACAAGTTTGTGGGTAACGACAACGAACAAGATGTACTTAACACACAATTAGCAGTTCTTACAAGGGTAATAAACGAGTTGCAACGTGGTGATCTATACACACAGTTATATCAAATAGATGGTGATGTAAGCTGTGAACCTTTTGTAGATAGGTTTGAAAACAAGTTAGCTGGTTGGACAGCAACCTTTGATGTGATTACACAAAACGATATGACAATTTGTAGCTAATGGAATTTGAACAAACAAGACAAGCCCTATATGATTTTGCTAACAGCGTAATTAAACAAGCAAAGGGTAATTTAGCCAGACACAAAAAGAATAGGTTTATAACAGGTAATTTAAGTGGTCAGCTATCTAATAGTTTAGACTATAGTATTAAGGGTTTAGACCTACAGTTTTATATGGCAGAATATGGTGTATATCAAGACGAAGGTGTAAGGGGTAGTAAAACAACATACGATAAAAGCAAAAACAGTAGGTTTAGTTACACCAATAAAAGACCACCATCACAACCGTTAGCAGAATGGGCAAAAGCAAAAAACATTAGGTTAAGGGATGAAAAAGGCAGATTTAAAAAAGGCAACTATAAAAGCATAGGTTACATATTAGCCAAAAGCATATTTGAAAAAGGTTTAAGGGCAAGTTTCTTTTTTACAAAACCATTTGAACAAAACCTTGTTAAGTTAGAAGATAACCTTGCAGACAAGTTTGCACTTGACATAGACGATTTAATACAATTTACACAATGAGTAAAATAAACGCACGTAGTCCATTTTACCTATCATATACAACACCTGCTGTACCTACACCAGAATTTACTTGTACAGTAGCAAATGCCACAGGGTTTGAAGTAGATCAAGAAGGTGTAATTACAGAACCTACACTTGCTTTTGGATCAATTAAATCTTTTACAAGTAGTGATTCTGGTTTTAGCAATGGCAAGTATGCAACAGTTACAACAGCTACAACACGAACGGTAGTGTTTAAAATAAACATACCGTCAGGATTTAGCAACACATCAGCAGCAACAATAGATTGCTCATTACAAACAGAACAACCTGCAAAGGTTACAAGTGGTGCTACACCAAGTTGTTCAGGTGGCCCGACTACAAACGGTTCAATACCAAACCAAAGCATAGCATCAGGTGGTAATACAACTTCACCGATTAATTTAGCTTCTTACTTTACACAAGGTTCATCTGCTATTGCAGGTTATACAGCTATAAACTATTATCCAAGTTTTGTACAGATGAGCATTACAGGTTCAACACTTACACTTACATCTTTAAATGTAGGAGGTGTAGAAGATGTTCTTGTTAGGGCTTTTGACAACGATGCAAACACTTGTACTGCTATACAGGCTATACAGGTTACAGTAACGTCAGTAAATTCTTTAGGTTGTTCAAGTTCGTCAGGCGTAACATCAGTAGGTTTAGTTGGTGGTTCAATTACAGCAGCAGGTGTAATAACACAGCCTGATGCTTTAGTACCTATTGATTCTATGAGCCTTACAGAAGGTGGTGCAGCAATAACATCTGTTTCTGCAAACACAGGCAGTTCTTCACAAAACGTAACAATCTACTTTAATTTTACAGTACCAGCAGGTTATTCAAACGCAGGTGCTACACTTCGTTGTCCTAAACAACTTGTACAACAAGGCACAAGCCTACCGACATTTACCTGTGATGATGCTGGATTTAGTGGTCAACAAATTTATGACACAGGAACTATTAATGTAGGTACTGCTGAAAAAGGAACCATTATAGGTGTTACACCTGTAAGATTTGATCCTGTTGATACAGATACACCACGAACAATAAATTTAAGTATTACAATACCTGACGGTTTTGCAAATGCTGGTAGTACTAAATCTGGAGGCTGTGACATTGTTGGTGTTTTACAACCTGCACAAGTTCCTGTATTTGGTAATGTTGATTATTATATAGCATTAGATTTTGTAGGTAGTGATCCTGCCGATTTTTGCTTGTCAGGTTTTAATTTGTCAAGAACAACACGTGTTAAATCAACAGCAACAGATATTGAAGATGCTACATACGAAACAGTAGCGCAAACGGATGCAGTTGGCAATGCATTTAAATTGTTTAACGGTCAAGACCTTTACTATGTTGTCAGCAAACA